TGGATTATAGCGCCAGCATGTGTGGCCGTGGTGAGGCTGATAAAAGGGTGTTGGCTATCGCCTCCGCTGGTGCATTATACGACAGCATCAAGCCACTCGGGGTGAATGTAGAGGTGGCAGGATTTAGTGAGGGGAATGAATACGGGGGAGCCGTAGCACACTTCCTGTTCGGGAAGTTTGGGGAGCACGTCAAGAGTGACACATTGATGGAGCGTATGTGCATGCGCCATGGATATGAGCAGAACAGCGATGGGGAGAGTGTGGATATTGCTGCATCTCGACTGATGGAGCAGAGCAACGCAAGAAAAATACTAATAGTATTGTCTGATGGATCGCCTTGCGCCCACACCAAAGGGAATCTTAGGGCACATCTCTCCCATGTTGTCAGTGAATGGGAGAAGCATATTGAAATATATGCGGTAGGGATATTGGACAATAGCGTAGAACATTTCTACACCAATCATATGGTGGTTGACACCATCTCTGACCTGATGCCACGGTTAACGGGCATTGTTAAAACCATTTTCAAATAATCGGAGAATAGAAATGAGCGTTCGTTCACACATTACAGAAGAATTGATGGGGCGTATGGCAAAGAAGGGAGTTTTTGCATCGGAAGAACCCACTGGTGTTAGTTTGGATAAGGGGGAGGAAAGTGTTTTACCAGTTGGTGATGAGTTGTTTGTGGAATATAAGCCAAAGGAAGGGTGGATAAGATTTAGCGAATTGCTGAAGAAGGCTGGGATAAAAGCCAAGAAGCCTGCTGGTCAGCCCGATCCGTATGTAATGGCCCCATGGAATGATAGCGATTGGCCAGAGGAGGATAGAAAATATATTCCTAGTAAGGAAAAGGTGAAGGAGCGCATAGTTAATTGGGCTGTGGATAGTAAGATTGCGGAGGCGCTATCCATGAATGCCAAGCCCATCATCACCAGCCCTCCCGGTGCTGGCAAGACTAGTGGTGTGGAATGGTGGTGCGCTGTTATGCGCTGGCCCTTTGTTCGATTCAATATGAATGGAAGCATTGAACCCGATGCCATCTTGGGCAAGATGCTGGTGAATAAGGAAGGCACCTATTGGCAGGATGGTCTCTACCCTGTAGCCCTCACCCGTGGATATGTAATTGTGGAGGATGAGTGGACTAAAGCCCCATCCTTCATCAACATGGCTACACAATGGTTGCGTGAGGAGGGAGGATGTCTACGCCTGTACGACAAGCCCACCGATCAGGTGGTGGTGCCGCATGAGCGGGCACGCATGGTATATACGGACAACACCCTTGGATTGGGTGATGGGATGGATAAGTTTAGTGCTAGTAATATTCAGGACACATCCACCATAAATCGTCATGGCTACTTCATCCATGCCGACTACCTCCCAGAGGATGATGAGGTGAGACTGTTGAAGGTGTGGTTTGGGGATGGGATTACAGAGAAGTTTAGCCGTAAGCTGGTTAAGTTGGGCAACCTCATCCGCAAGGGATATGCTGTTGGTGAAATCACCCTTGCATGGAGCCCACGTACCCTCAAGGCTGTAGCCTCCCTCTCCCTTGCCCATCAGGACAGTTGGTATGGGATTGAGAACGCATTTGTTAACGCCCTCGCTTCAGAGGACGAGCGCAACGCCGTCAAGGCTATCTATTCCCAAGTGTTCTAATCATTCCTAATAATATTCTTGAGCAGGGATGCTCTGAGGGTAAAGAGATGAGTGATAAATCTGCTGAAAAAGTTATTAAGAAGTTTCCACTGGGGTATAAGTGGGAGGTGCAGAAGAACATGGCAGAGGATGTTGCCTCTCCTATTGGTTGTTATTTCTTCTGCTCCGATGGACCATGCCAGTTGATACACCACTCACATAAGGATGTACTTTCAATTCGCTCTAGTTGCCTTGGATATAGTGAATCAATGGAGGAAATATTACTAATATTATGGGACATATACGCAGAGAATAAAGATGGGAAGGATTGGGACTTAATTAACTCCGACCGTATATGGGATGGCAAGTATGTTCCGAAGATAAGAGACAGCAATGTGGCTACAGGCATCGCCGATCCATTAGCCATGTTTGCTAATATATTTTGTAACAGGGTGGAGTGTAACATGGTGGAATGCGGTGAGTGTACCCTTCAAATATACAAAAGACATTCAACAGAAGCAGACCCGATGCACACGGCCATACTCGACGTGTTCAGTTGGTTTGTGCATGGATACAGGAATGAATTATGTAGAGAGCACATAGTTAATGCAGGCATACGAAGAGGATGTACTGTTATGTTACTATCAGCGGAAACAGAGAAGGTGTTGGGGGTTGATGATGCACATGTAGCAAGATGCAATTACGACAGCTAATAAATAATAGTGAGGGTAAAGTGATGGACATTGTTTCATATGATGATTTGATAAACATGTTAAACATTCCTGATAGTATTGTGGAGGAGGAAGGATGGGAAGCACAGGAGTTGTTGTTGCGTCCCTGCTATTCAAAGCAGGAAGCAGACATGAGGTATTATGAACACAGGTTGAGAAGTGAGGATTCGTATTACCACCAATTGTTAGTTGATCTGTGCATAACAAAGAGGTAGAGGGTAATGTGATGGACATACCAAATCTTATTAAGAATAATTTTGCTTATATGAAAGAGGGAGAAAGCGAATACATCCACCATTGTAAAGAGGGAAAAGGGAATGACAAATTCAATATAAAAAGAGTTGAGGATGGTTGGCTATATCATTGTTTCCATTGTGGAATTGGTGGGAAGGTGAGAGATGGAGAGGATAGATATGCTTATATGAAATCCTCTCTTTCACATAAACCAGCAGCAAAGGATGAAGATAGAGACTCACCATACTCTTATGTGAAACTACCTGCTGATTTTACTGACACCATACCTAGCATTGCCCTTGGATATTTGTATCAATACATGGATGTGCTGTCCATCAAACGCCTTCATATAGGGTGGAGTGATTGGTATAAAAGAGTAGTGATTCCAATATATGAAGATGGAGAATTAGTAAGTGTTCAATATAGAAAGATATTGGAATCAGATGATGGCCCTAAGTGGAAGAAATATGTGAAGGCTGATTGGAGACACTTCACATACATGCAAGGGAATGACGAGTTGGTTGTGGTGGAGGATTGGATTAGTGGTGTTGTGATAAACAATCTAGGTAGATCAGTGGTGGTGTTGTATGGCACATCTCTTTCAGACAAAGTAATGAGATTTATTATTAGTAATAAAGAGAAATGGAACTCCATACTGATATGGCTAGATAACGACAACACAACAGTGAAGAAGAAACAAACACAGATGGCAGCATCCCTATCCCTTGTGCTACCAACCAAAGTGATATATGCTGGTGACCCTAAGCGTAACCCAGGAGTATATACATGCACGCATTGTTAAGTCTACTATCAAAGCGAGAAGCATATGAAGAGTTTGCTCCACTAGTTAATAAGGATAGTGTGAGTAAGGAGATATTGCAGATAGTGGAGGACATGGGAGCATATTACAAAGCCTTTCCAGCGAGAGACAGTGTGAGTTGGGAGGGGCTTTCCATACTGATAAAGGTGAAGTTGCACCCCAAGTGGTCTGCTGATAAGTATGTGATACACGACTCCATCATTGCCGAGGCAGCAGCATATGAGATGGTGCCTGATGTAGAGTGGGTGTTGAAGAAAACATTATTAGAAAGAGAGATGGCAATCAAGGTAGGGGAGGCTGCATTACGGATTGCTGATGGGCATGGAGGAACCATCACAGATGTGTCCAAGTTGGTGGAGGAGTGGGAAGTTAAGGCTGAAATGAATAAGCCAGAGGACACCATGCTGGTTACGGATAGTATTGAGGACATGGTTAGGTTGACATCTGCTAGTGCAGGGTATAAGTGGAGACTACCAGAACTTAATGCAGCCCTTGGTCCTATTAACAAAGGGAAGCTGGTGATAGTTGCAGCACGGCCTGACACAGGGAAGAGTGGGTTTATGATGAGTGAAGCTACACACATCCTCCTTCAACTACCAAAGGAGAAACACCTAGTGTGGTTTAACAATGAGGAGGAGGGAGTGGTAGTTAAGAAGCGTATCATCTGTTCCCTGCTAGGTATATCAGGAGATGAGTTTGATGCCAACCCTGTTGCCACTAAGAAGATGGTTGAGGCGTTGATTGGGGACGTGGGACGCATAAAGTTTATTGATGCCCCAGCCCTAGACATTTTTACTATTAGTAAGTTTTTGAAGAAGTGGGATGCTGGATTGATTGTTATTGACCAGCTATGGAAGGTGCATGGGTTTGGGAAGATTGCTACTAATGAAGCCTCCCGTACCACCCTGCTGTATGGGAAGGCGAGAGAATGGGCAAAGCAATATGCCCCTGTGATGGTGGCTGCACAGGCAGGAGGGGAGGCAGGAGGGGAGAAGTGGATTGGGATGGAGCACATCTATGGCAGCAAGACGGGAGCACAGGGAGAAGCAGATGCCATCATTACTATTGGTAGAAGTTATGACCCAGAGGTGAGAGCAGATGCTAGATTTATTAACATAGTAAAGAATAAGTTTCCTCATCCAGAGGATGAAGCACTACGCAATGGTAAGTTTGAGGTAAAAATCCACCCCACTATAGGTAGATATAGTGGATATGTTGAATAGGAGAAATGCTGTGTTCACATATTGTGTCATTGATCTTGAAACATCCATTCACAACAATGGTGATGGCGCTGTGGGTAACATGGCGGCTAGCCCATTCAATAAAAAGAATTGGATAGTGCATGCTGGGATGAAGTTTGAACATCGTCCCCATTCATTTGTTTATTCATGCAAGGAAGAGTATGGTAAGTATGAACGTGGACAAATTATTGAGCCTGTTCTGCGAGCACTCCGGGCAAACAATGTGGACATGTTAGTGGGACACAATATCAAGTTTGATATTCTTTATCTACTACGTTATGAAGAGTTCCGTGATTGGTATTTGAATAACAACATTTCCATTATGGATACTATGCTGCTGGAATATATTATTACAGGACAGCATCACACCATGGCTTCTCTTGATTCATTGATTGAGAAGTATAAGGCAGGGGAGTTGAAAGACTCCCGCCTGAAAGAGCTATGGGTGAAGGGTGTTTCCACAGAAATGATTGATGATGACATTGTTCTGCCATACTTAGGACATGATGTGTTATCAACAGAGAAAGTGTTTAACTCGCAGCTAAATGTATTATCAGAAATAAACACACGCTACCCTGCCCAAACACCAGAGAAAATGTTTCGTTTGTGTGAAGTTCAGATGAGAGCCTTACAAGCAACCATTATGATGGAACATTATGGGATGGCTTTTGATAAAGATGGAGCTACAGATTATGAGATACATGAGCTACGCCCACAGCTTAGAGAGGTGGCAACAAATATATTGGGGCTGGTTGAAGCATACCTTCCTGACCATCTGGAGGATGGGGTGACAGATGCTAACATCTCTACCCTATTATTTGGTGGTAAGAGAAAGGTAAAGGTGGATGTTGAAATGAAGGATGAGAACGGAGAGACAATTAGGTATAAGACAGGGACAAAAGCAGGTATGCCTAGAACTAAGAAGGGGACGGAGATTAGGGAATATCCACCAGCGTTTGATAGCACTGTGTTGACGATGTATATATCAAAATATGGAGAACTACCAGCACAGAATAAGACAACGGAGTTGTATGTAGTGAATGATAGTGTTCTTAGTAATATTAAAAAGATAATATTTGGGACGGGGGTTTTGTCATTGTGTGATATGGTGTTGGAATACAGGAAGCTGAACAAAGACATCTCCACATATTTCAAAGCCTATTGTGCATTGACATGGCCCGATGATGGCTGCATACATCACTCACTACACCATGCTGTAACAGCAACAGGGAGACTATCTTCAGCTAGCCCTAACCTACAGAATGTAACATCTTCTGATTAGGAATATATAATATTATATATATACTATATCTCTATATATTCCTATATCCAGAAGTAGCTAATATCCTGGAGCATATACATAGTACATGCTCCAATATTCCTAAACCATCTAGGTATTCCTAGGAGAATATATAATGTCTAAGATTAAAGCATTCTTTAAGAGTAGATGGGGAAATGAAGGGAGTATAGTTAATGCAGATTATTCTCAGCTAGAAGTAATAGTATTGAGTGTTCTTAGTGGAGATAAGATATTGCAGGAAGATGTTAGGACAAAGGATATGCACTGTATGTCAGCAAGTTTCTTACTAGGAGAACCTTATGAGAGAGTTAAGAATGCTGTTACTGAAGGTGTTGCATATTATGTTTCTGCCAGAAAGAAAGCTAAAGCATTGTCCTTTGCCCTTCAGTATGGTGCTGGTAGCACTACCCTTGCAGCTAATACAGGACTTCCTTTATCACAGGTTACAACATTCATCTCTAACTATTATGATAGATATAAAATATTAAAAGCATATCAAGAGAAGTTAAGAGAAACTGTTTCAGCCAACTCTATCCCATTCATCAATCATGGAGCTAAGGGACAACAATACATATCACACTATTGTTCTCCTACAGGAAGAGTGTATACATTTCTTCAGCAGCCTAGTACATATGGGGTGGAGCCTTTCAGCTTCTCCCCAACCACTATAAAAAATTACATGACGCAGGGAACAGCAACAGGAGACATAGTGCCTCTGGCTATAGCAGACCTATACACCAAGCTGTATTGCGGGAAAGGGAAGGAGGGGAATAGGGAGAAAATATTATTAGTAAATACTATCCATGATAGTGTGATGCTAGATGTGCACGATAAGGTGCTTGACAGGGCTATCCAGATGGTATATGATACCCTTACTGGAGTAGTAGGGAGGATTGAGGAGATATGGGAATGGGAGTTTCCTATGCCTCTGGGAGTAGAGGTTAGCGTAGGGAAAACTTGGGAATCACTTTCACCAGTAAAAGTTTGAGGCACAACAATGGCAGCAGTTAATGGTCAAGTAGAAAGCATCTCCACTAAGTTTGGCAAGTGGAGCATCCTAGTGAATGGAACGTGGTATGGCACTAAGGTGGAGTGGAAGCCCAAGATGGAAGTGAATAAGGGAGACACTGTGAGCTTTGATGATGGTGGAGGGAAGTTTGTTAAGGCCCTGAAGGTGGTGGGTAGTGGTGTTACCACAGTGGTAGCTGGAGGTGAGGGTGGTGGTGCGTCACGCACAGCCCAGCCTGAAGTTGGACGTGTAGCATTGTCCCGTGACCGTGCTATCATCAGACAGAACAGCGTTACTAATGCCACTAATCTTATTAGTAACTTTATCAAGAACTATAAAACTCTTGAAGAGGCTATCGAGGCCGTCATCAGTACAGCCCAAGCCTTTGAACACTACTCTACCGGAGACATGGAAGTTGAGGAAGCAAAGCGTGCTATGGCAGAACTCTCTGCTGCTAGCGATGGGGAAGGAGAGGCCCCATTCTAAACGTAGCCATAGCCTTGGCTAAGGAGCAAGCATTACAGGGAAAGAAACATTCAGTGTGTGCTATCATCACTGACAGAAGAAACAACATCCTCTCAATAGGACTTAACAGTTACAACAAAACCCACCCTAAGCAAGCGTTCTTTGCTAAGAGGGTGGGGGAGGAGGAGAGGATATTTCTGCACGCTGAAATAGATGCCCTGATAAAGGCAGATATGGAGAAGGCAAGGAAGATATGGATTGCTAGGGTGGGGAGAGATGGGATTGTTAGGGCATCCTCTCCCTGCCCTATATGCTCCGCAGCATTATGTAAACATTCTCTGTCCATCATCAATACATAGGTGATAACATGGCCGATCAATTTAATATTGATACGAAAAAGGCTGCTAAGTTGGCGGCAGATCATTGGGCATATGTTCGTAGTATGCTTCTCTCTCATGGTGAGGCACATGGAGTGGTGACAAGATGCGGCTTTCACTATAAAGCAGCCTTTGTTCATGGGTGGAAGCATGCAATGGAGGAGGTGATGGATGTGCTGCTAGAGCTTGAGAAGGCAAACACTCACACCAGTAAAGAGGCTAAGTGATATGGCTACTTCAGCAACAACATCCAAGGGCAACACAGCGTATGTGTCCAGCTGTAAATGTTCCCATGAGTTTCAGGATATGTTCTACGGAAGAGGGCTACGTCTTTTTAATAAGACAGAGCAGAAGGGAGCTGGAGACAATATGGTGAAGTGTCGCTGTACTGTCTGCCTTTCAGTGAAGGACATTAAGCGTTAACATAAATGCCGGGGTTGCTAATGTTGGAATAAGAGGGAGCCTTATAAACTCCTAAAGCAATCTCCAGATAAGAGATGTAACGTGGGTTCGATTCCCACCCCCGGTACCACAATCCATGGGAGACTACCATGTTCAAGCCTTGGCCTAAAATTCCTAGATTGTCCAATGAAAAGTTTTCCATCACTGAGAAGATAGATGGGACTAATGCTTGTATTGTGTGTTCGTACACAAATGAAACATGCAACCCACCCATCGCAACCATCCTTACTGAGGTTGGGCCTTTGAATATCTGGGCACAATCTCGTACCCGGTTTATAACCCCAGAGAGCGACAACTTTGGTTTTGCTAAGTGGGTACAGAATAATTCTTTGGAGTTGGCGACCATTGGTCAGGGGCACCATTATGGTGAGTGGTGGGGACAGGGAATCCAGAGAGGATATGGAATGCCAGAGAAAGTGTTTAGTCTGTTCAATCCATTCATCACATCAAGTGTTACTAGGAATGTTCCTGTTCTGGCTGATGACATTTCATTTGAAATGCTCCCCACCATCATTGAAGATTGTCGCAGGTTCCTCCTCACTAAGGGAAGCCTAGCTAATCCAGGGTATGATAAGCCAGAAGGACTCATTGTACATGCCAAGCTGTCTCACGTAAGGTTTAAGATAATTTTCCAGTAGTGCGAACCAACACTCGGAGTGTGTTATGAACAGAGCAGAGAGACGTAGGCGTACTAGGATTAAATGGAAACAAAGGGCTTCATATAATATACAGCACAAGAAAGTGAGGGAAACCCCCACACCATGCTCTTGCGAGATGTGTGGCAATCCAAGAAAGTGGTTTAAGGAAACTACATTACAGGAAAAGATTAGTTTGTCTTCCCCTTCTTACTAGGAATACTAAAATGAATTTCCAAAATGAGCTAATACTAGCCCTAGAAGACATGATTGGTTTGGTGTTGTTTAAGGATGAGTTTAGGGATGATCCTATATTGCATCATGCTATACAGGTGTATAGAATAGTGGTAGAGTCGGGGGCAGTTGATTCAGCATTCTATGAAGATGATTAGTGTATAAAAGGTTACACGCCTCTGCTTGCAAGCGCACCATGTAGGCATGATGTTGTACAGCATACATGCACAGCCTGAGCATGCTTCCTATAAAAACGGCTCAACTATGACAACCGTGGTGTAAAGGTAGCACCCGCTAGGGTAAACTCCGGGGCGGGGTACAGGTTCGACTCCTGTCTGTTGTCACCAAATGGGGACGTTAGGACAACTCTGACTTGGGGGTATCCCGTACACGGGAAGTGGTTCAGAATTTACCTAAGTCAGCGTGGTGGGCGCGAATCCCACAGTCTCCACCACGGAAACCGGATGAATTAAGCAGGCCGCAGATGGGCGCACTAAACCCCTATAGCATAGGGTAAACACCGCCTGAGATAGCTACTCAGCAGGTCAAGTGTCACTGCTTATGTATCCTGAGCATGATACAAAACTGCTCAACTAAGACACCTGTGGCTGAATATGGCAAAGGAATAGGGAGGAGTTGGTACCGAGGCGCAAGCCATGCGCAGGCTTCGCGGGTTCGAGTCCCGTCAGGTGTCGCCAAATTCATTACTAGTACTAAAAAGGTGAGTGTATGTCTTCTACTCTCTGGATAGAATACAGAAATGATGATACTAGATTACAGCCAGCTTACCCATTCGTGGAACATGAAGAAGGATATGGTTGGGTATTGGTTTGGGACGGAACTCAAACACGAATAGCATGTAAGGTTTGGGATGACGATGAGAATAATGAGTGGCATTGGGCAGCAGACGATGGGGAGTGGCTAGACGCAATCACTCACTGGATGCCCTTACCACCACCACCAATGTAGGAAATAGCAATGAATATCACACCTGATTTTATTGGTAAGAATTTAGAGCTGTCTCCCCCTATGGGTGAGATGATGTGGGAGCAGGCAATGGCAATGGATTGGCCTGACGGGTGGAGAGTACCCACGCGGGCAGAGCTTGTTACAGTGTATGACGAGGCAACAGAATGTGGACATAAGTTTTCAAACCACTCGGATGTCTGGTCATCTTCCTCTCATGCTCCAGCTCATACGGGGGCATGGCTTGTGTACTTCGGCGTTGGCTATTCCGTCACTGGCAGCAAGTTTCTTTCACACATTGTCAGGTTAGTTAAGGAGGTGAGGAAATGAGTTACACAAAAGGCCCGTGGTCTTATGCCATTAGTGGAGATACCAACTACGCGAGGATATATTTGCACGGATTTGGTCGCATGGACCCCATTCACGGTGGGGACTCGTTGTGTGGATACTGTGGAGAAGCAAATGCTAGACTCATCTCGGCCGCTCCAGATCTTCTGGAGGCATTGGAGGAAGTACTGGATAATTGGAGGTATTGCGCCTCTTTAATGGAAGGCAGGGAAGCATATGACAAAGCAAGATCTGCTATTGCTAAAGCTAGGGGGCAGGTAGATGAGCGTTGAAACATATATACCAGCAATATTTATAGTTCTCATTACAGCAGTGTCGTGTTTTGCTATCTTTTGTCACTAGAGATGTTACCAATCAGGTAAACTAGAGGTGGTTAAATGAGTCGCACAAAAACCCCCTGGAGGGTTGAAATATATTTTGAGCCATTTAATTCGCACACCCATACTTACCAAGTGGTGAGCGATGACGGGTTAATTGTAGCAAAGTGTGGAACTGGAGGCTCAGAGGTAGCAAATGATGCCAAACTAATAGCCGCAGCCCCCGATCTGCTGGAGGCGCTGGAGGAAATCCTAGGCTGGCAATCGCTGGCACCAAAGTCGGTAGTTGAGCGAGCACATGCTGCAATAGCCAAGGTTAAGGGGGAGAAATGAAATACAGAAATAAATTAAAACATAAGCAAGTACAGCACAGGTGAAGAAATGAACGAGTATGTAGTTATACCTAGAGGAGGGAAAGAACCATGAGATGCCCGATGTGTGGAAGCAAAGAGTGCTGTGGTGGGGAAATGAACATTGAAGTTCAAGCGCTGCAACAGGCGCTTGAAGGCTTGCTCACCATCGCAGGATACGTGACTATGTCGGACATGGAATTGCGTGAAGAAATGCTGCAAGGTAATGAGGTAGCAAAGCCAATCCTCGTTGCACGGGCGGCGTTACGAGGCGAGGTATAACTGTAGCGCCTAACTATCACCATTGCACATCAAATAGCATAATGTTATGCTAACAATATAAGTCCCCGTAGCTCAATAGGATAGAGCAACAGCCTTCTAAGCTGTAGGTTGCAGGTTCAAGCCCTGCCGGGGACGCCAATCATACTAGGAATATTTATGTCTATTTCATACTCACTAGAACTTCTCTATCATTACAGATGCAGTGAATGTAATAAGTGGTGGAGTGTTGCTGATATGACCCCTGTTCCTAACACAACATGTCCACATTGTGGGAACACCAGTATACCATTCCCTATAGAAAACACATTAGAGGTGGGGTATGCAAACACCAGAGAGATGCTGTGATGATTGTTTCTGGGCAGAGAGACACAAACACCATACAGCCGTGTTAGCTGATGAGGTGTTTCTATGTACTTATGGAGTGTGGGCCAAACATCCTGTTCCCTACGATTGGGTGTGTGAGAATTATATATACAGATATGGAAAACTAGGCTATTGTCTAACATGGAAGCATAATAGGTATGGGATAGAGGAACGCCACCTCTCCTCTCTGCCACTGGCCTTACAAAATACAATCAAAGAAACAGTGCATATTATGCCTAATAAAATAGAGGAGGGAAGATGAGCAAGATACCAAACCCTGGCAGTGATGAGGCTGTAGACATGGGATGTATATGTCCTGTGCTGGATAATGATTATGGTAATGGGCTCCCATATTTAGAGGGAGCATTCTGGATAACACAAGGGTGCCCTATTCATGCTCCAGATATTATAGAAGAGGAAGAAGATGAAACTTGAAATTGAAATCACAGAGGAAGAAATCCGTAGTGCTATAGAGCGTAAGGTTAGGGTGGCTGTGGCAGACCAAGCTAGCAACTACGGCACAGATGTGTACATAAAGGAACAAGTTAAGGCTCGTTGGAAAGCAGCTGTCGATGCTTTAATACAGGAGGCTTTAGGCGATAGCTCCCGACTACGCACAAAGATAGCGAATGAGTTGGAAAGAAAGTTGAGAGCACAACTGAACGCTGCCATTAAGAGCAAAGAGAGAGCAACATGAAAGCCCTAATTGATGGAGACATCATCTTATATGAGATAGGGTATGCTGCTGATGGTGCCTCCTACACTGTAAAGCATAAGGGGGTTAGTGTAGAGTTTGGAGGAAAGCGAGAGGCAAATGAATATTGTGAACGCCTCTCCATCCCCACAGATATTATTAAGAAAACTCTTAATCCTGTGGAAGATTGGTTGGTAAGGAAGATGGTAGACAACCTTATCTCCTCCATAACCACCACAATCTCCACCTCCCTATCACGTCCCACCTCTCCTGTGGTGTACATCTCTGGTCCCACTAACTTCCGCACTACCCTAGCAACTAGGGCTGTATACAAAGGGAATAGAGACAAGGATAAGAAGCCCCACCATTACGAATACATTAAGGAGTATTTGAAGGAAGAGTATAGGGCTATTGTCAGCAAGGGAGTTGAGGCTGATGATATGTTAGGGCTGGCTATTGATGATGAGAGTGTGTTATGTTCAAGGGACAAAGACCTGCTGATGGTTCCGGGATGGCATTTCAATTGGAAGGGCGAGGGAGTGTTTAATATTTCCGGGGAAGATGCTCTCAAACATTTTCATTGCCAGTGTTTGACAGGGGATAAGGTGGATAATATTATAGGACTAGAGAGGGTGGGGCCTGCCACAGCAGCAAAGATATTGAAGCCTGCCACTACGATTAAGGGACAATGGGAGATTGTTAAGCAGGAGTATGACGAGAGGCTTGCTGATGGGAGAGCGGCACTAGAGGAGAATGGCATGCTGCTATGGATACAACAGAGGGAATTGAAGGATTGGTCATTAGACAACTACCAGGACTTTCTATCTACTTTTTACTAGGAGGAAACATGCCTAGGAGTGCCCCTAGAACGCCCTCTAAGAGGCGTACACCCCCGTTCCCTAATTGGGAAGCATGGACTACAGCTAGGTTCTGGGGATGGCTTAGATCGCAGCTCAGGAAGGCGTGGCTTAGGTGGCCTCCTAGGTATGCAGCATTAGGGAGAAGCAAACATTCAACAGCAGAAGGACAGAGATGGAAGTGTGAGTTGTGTGGAGATATGTTTAGGCAGAAGGATGTAGAGGTAGATCATATTTCTCCTGTTGGTCAGCTGAAAGACTACGAAGACTTGCCTGTATTTGTAGCCAACTTGTTTACATCTGAAGACAAGTTGAGGGTATTGTGTAAGCAATGTCATTCAGCAGTTACAGCAGAGGCAAGGAAGAGTAAGGAGGAAGTATGAAGGATGTGTTAACACAGGATGAATTATTCTGCCTAATTTCTTCCACTCTTTCTGCTATGGATATAGTGGAGGACTTAGAGATACAGGAGATAGAATTACTAGAAAGATTTAAGGATAGGGTAGGGGAGCACAGATGGAAGTGGTACGAGATAGAGAACAATTGGTATAAGGCTATGAGGAAATGAAACATGACAGCAAAGATTCTCCCATTCAAACTAGAGAAAGATGGATATGCCACACCAAAAAGTGTATTGGAAGAGATGTTAGCCAGCGAGGATGTGTTGGATGGAACTAGCATCATCCTGACCGTGCTGCCAGACAACACGCTCAATTTCACTATTGCTTCTAATGCTTCAATAAATCTGCTGGAACTACAGGGCTTCTGTAAGATATTTGAAAACTTCGTATATAACGAAATGTGGGGAGATTGAAATGTACAAAACTATTGTTGATGGGGAGGGTGGTATGGTGGTGAAGGTGGTGGCACATTCCATTGCCAACGATATTCCCATCATCACATACGAACTAACATACCCTCGCTTCATTCATTCAGAGCTGATGACACACAGAATGTTCAGCCGTAATGCTTCTAGTAGTAGAGCCATCCCTGCTATTAAGCTAATTAGTAGTGTGTGGGACAACCCAGCAATGCCAATTCATTGGGGGAAGAATAAGGCAGGGATGCAGGCTGATGAAGAGTTGGGAGATAGGATGAAGTATGCAGCACAAGAAGAGTGGGATAAGGCTAGCAGCCGTGCATGTAAATCTGCTAGGGCTCTAGCAGTGTTGGGAGTACATAAACAAATCACCAATCGTATTCTAGAGCCCTTTCAATTCATGCACACTGTTGTTACAGCAACAGAATGGGACAACTTTTTCTTACTAAGAACACATAAGGATGCACAACCAGAGATACAAGAGTTGGCTAACCTGATGAAGAAGGCTATGCTACACAGCACACCAGAAGAATTGGCTGTTGGTCAATGGCATCTTCCTTATGTACCAAAGTATGATAGGGAAGGTAATCCTTCCTACTATGACGATGTAGAGACGGCTATTAAATGTTCTGCTGCTCGCTGTGCTAGGGTTAGTTATATGAAGCACGACAATACAGCCCCTTCTATTGAGGAAGACCTAGACCTATACAACATGCTAGCCATGCGTCCCTGCAATGTTAAGGGGAAGGAGTTTGGGGAACACGACCCCGTACACCTCTCTCCATTAGAGCATCAAGCAACACCAATGCGTATGCCTTATGTCCCCACAGCCCTCGTCCCAGAGTGGGAGAAGGGCCTTACACATGTCTCTTCTGATGGCAGAGCATGGAGTGGTAATTTCCATGGGTGGTTGCAGCATAGACAACTTATTGCTGTAGAATAGGGGAGAGGTTCCGCTATAATCCTTTCGAGGTAAAGAAATGAATCCTAAAGATAAGGCGTTACTAATAGTAAAAACCGCACTTGATAATGCGGAGGATAACCTACACCGTGCTACTATGCAGTTTGTAAGAATGAGTGATGAACTCACTTTGAAGTATGGGCAGTCTGGGCGCACGTGTGGGGAGATTCTTGAGCAGTACCGAAGCGAAGTGGCGGCGTTGGAGGAGTGTGTAGAGTGGATTACCAGACTGGAGATGAGTGAATGAGCATTGAAATAGACTATAAAGGTTCTACTCTGGAACTGTCTCGTCCCGTAGGCTTCATGGATTGGTATGAGGCCAAAGAACAAGAGTGGCCTGACGGCTGGCGATTGCCAACAAGGATTGAGTTAATGGGTCTTTTTGACGAGGCAGTAGAGGCAGATCATTTCTTTAGAAATAACGGAGAAACTTGGTCTACCACCTCCTACCACATTGCTCCTGAACGAGCATGGTGCGTGGATTTTTACAGCGGTGTTTGCTACGCCTTCACAAAGAACATTGCATGTAAGATTAGGTTAGTTAGAGAGACACCAATATGCAATTCGTGATATTATTCCTAATATCGTTTTCCGTGGCCTTCACTCTTACGCATATATTTATTTGTTGTCAGTGTGCTTGTGAGAATAGGGGATGCTGCGATGAGTGAAACACTCGCGGTAGTAGTGCTCATAATGAGCGTGGTATTGTTGTCACTGTCTATGAAGTTGAAAGCGGAGCGCGACGAAATGAGGCTGCAAATGGTGCAGGCCGGGTGCATGGTGTACGACGTGAAGACGGGTAAGATGGAGGTGAAGAAATGAATCTTCTATCCTTGGAGGAAGAGGCAGAGGCTTTTAGATTGATTGTTATGTCAGGTATGGATGTATGTTATACAGGCAATTGGGTGTTTATTTCCAGAGGAGATGATGAGCCTGCGGTTGTATTGCCAATAAATAACAATCCACATAGAGCCACTAGAGAAGCAATAATAAAGGCATCAAAATTACTACAGCCATTGTGGGGATGAAAGACATGAATGCTCCAATAGAATTACGTTGGGTGGTGAAGGCAGAGGGAGGGACAGCAAGGAGGGAATTACAATATAGATGGTTGGAGATGGAAGGGAGGGAAGGTAAGTATTATTCTGATTGGGTGGGAGTGAAGGAGGTGTTAGGTGAGTGTGAGAAAAGGAACACTCTTACTAATAATTCTGACAGCGGTTGCTGAGATACACATCATAGCCAACTTCTGGCTAACACATTTCTGAGAGGACATTATGCCATTTGAAAACAAAGATAGTTTGCTACACTATGCCCTATTCACTTCCTCTACTGCCATCTATCCAAAGAACAAGGCAATGGAATACCTTGGCCTTGGGCTAGTGTCTGAAGCAGGGGAGGTGGCTGGGATTGTTAAGAAACTAATTCGTGATGATGCTTTCTCTATCGAATCTCTGATGGATGAGTTGGGGGATGTGATGTGGTATTGGGCACAGATTTGTGTGCATAATAACATCGACCCTGTTTCTGTGCTAGATAGAAATATGGAGAAGCTGTTGGACAGACAGCGCCGTAATGTTATTTCAGGGAGCGGAGACAAACGCTGATGAACAACATTAACATAGCAAGTAATGCTATTAAGAATAAATGCGAAAAGCTATACCAATACCGCACAGAAGTTGAGGAGAATGAGCAGGATTATGAGCCTATATTCGTCAATAATACTAGAAATTCTAACCCATGTTACGTTCTTCCTGTTCTTATCTGGGCTTGTAGTTTGGTTGGGATTGTTGGTGTAATCATTGTCATAGCAGTGGAGACATACAATGCGTGGTAAAGTAGCAAAAACCCTGAAGAAGATTGCTCGCTTAGAGTATTCTCTAAACATTCTAAACAGCTTTACGGAGCAGATGAAGGAGGAGTTTATGGCTCTACCAGAAGAGGAGAAGATGAAGATATTGTTTGCAGATGAAGGGAAGAAGATGGTGAAGCTAAACTATAAGAAGTTAAAGCATAGTGTAGATAAGTGGGGCATCACCTATACACTACGCAATTCCCATGAGGTGTGTTATGGGTAATTCTTGGAAAGACTATGGACGTAGTGCTGTAGACAAGGTGATGCGGAAGAGTGTAGTTAGTGAGAGAAAGATAATGGAGAATAAGGTATGTCCTACTTGCGATGGGTATGGGTATTTCAATGTGTCTGATAACGATGAAGGGCCTATCCAACCTGTCTTCTGTAAAACGTGCAATGGTGAAGGGGAAGTGTATGTCAAACTATGAGGAGAGAGCAGCAGAGATAACGGAGGGGTATGGTAATTACATACACCTCTCCAGATATAGCCGTTGGATAGAGGAGGAGAATAGACGAGAGACATGGCCTGAAACTGTACGTCGTTACATTACATTCTTCAAGGATAGGTTTAGTGAGCACGGTGATGTGTGTGCCCAGCTCGATATTGCAGAGCAATATATTCTTAAGAAGGAAGTGATGCCCTCAATGCGTTGTCTTATGACAGCAGGGAAAGCATTGGAGCGTGATAACATTGCTGGTTTTAATCCAGTGGTGGGTAATACAAAGGTGGTAGTACGCAACATCGGCAACATCCCAATTAAATATCTACATGAGGGAGAAACTTATGAGGTGTTGAATGTAAATAAAGAATGGACAGAAGCAACCTTTAAGTCGTATGGTATACAAGACACTTACAAAGTGGTTACTAAACTCAACAGTAACACAGTGAAAGAAGTTGAATGTACTGCTAACCATCGCTGGGTATTGCTTGACGGGACTGTTAAGGCAACCTCTGAGTTATCTAAGGGTGATCGGCTACCATTTGCTTCAGCAAAGAAGCCAGAGATTGATGATGACTACTACTTAGGTATCCAGCATGGTATCGTGTACGGGGATGGTACAGCATCAAAAGCAGCAAAAAGAATTAAAGGATACGTTGTAAGATTGTGCGGACAAAGTAGAGAACTACTTTCCTACTTCAAAAACTATCCTATCACGTACCCACCCTCTACAAATGGTGATCCATTAGTACAGATGTATGACGCATTTGCTGCCACACACGCTCTAAAAGAACTTCCTAGTAATGGAGAGACAGACAGCTATTTACTTGGTTTCATCCGTGGGTGGATGGCTGCTGATGGTAGTGTTGGGAAGACTAGCTATGTTACCTTGTGTGTAAATGACATTGGTAAGAAGTGGTTGGAAACCTTTAGTGAAAGACTTGGTTTTGTAATACAACATATTAGAAAACAGTCTTCAGAAACCAATTATGGAAAGAGAACACGCGATAGTTACATCATCTCTTTCAGTAGGAGTAGCATCACTGAGGATGATTTGCTCTGCTCATGGAAAAGAGAAAACTTCAAGTCGTTACAATCACACTATGTAGTTTCTGAAGTAATCCCTACTGGAAATAAAGAGGAAGTGTTTTGTGCTGAAGTGCCTGAAACAAACACCTTCACTCTTGCTGGAGGATTAGTTACTGGTAACTGTTCAGCTATTGCTATTGATAATGTTAGGGCATTTGATGAGGTGTTGTATACACTGATGTGTGGCACAGGCGTTGGGTTTAGTGTGGAGAGACAATATGTTTCCAAACTCCCAGAAGTTGCAGAAGCAATGTACCAAACAGACACGACAATCATTGTTGAAGATAGCAAGATTGGCTGGGCTAAATCCTACAGAGAACTCATCCAGCTTTTGTATGCTGGTCAGATGCCACGATGTGATGTGTCTAAGGTTCGGCCAGCAGGCTCTAGGCTCAAGACTTTTGGTGGACGAGCGAGTGGACCCAAGCCTCTGGTAGATTTATTCAAATTCACCGCTGATGTTTTTAGTAAGGCTGTTGGGCGTAAACTATCTAGCATTGAATGTCACGACATTGTATGTAAAATTGCAGAGGTGGTGGTGGTAGGGGGAGTGAGACGTAGTGCCCTCATTTCCCTATCCAATCTATCAGATGATAGAATGAGAGAGGCTAAGAGTGGTATGTGGTGGGATGCCAATCCACAGAGAGCATTGGCGAATAATAGTGCTGCGTATACAGAGAAACCAGACCTCTCTATATTTATGAAGGAATGGGTTAGTTTGTATAACAGCAAGAGTGGGGAGAGAGGGATAGTGAATAGGGTGGCTTTTGATAAGCAGGCTGCTAAGTATGGTAGGCGTGCTCCATATAATAATGGCTTCCTAACTAACCCGTGCGGTGAAATAATTTTGAGGAGTGGGCAAGTGTGTAACCTCACGGAGGTGGTGGTGAGGAGCTACGACAATTGGGAAACTCTATCAGAGAAGGCAGAGATAGCTTCCTTCCTAGGAACATTACAGGCTAGCCTAACAGACTTCCGCTACCTTCGTAGTGTGTGGAAACGTAACACAGAAGAGGAAGCATTGCTAGGCGTTAGCCTAACAGGCGTGATGGACAACCCCCTAACCTACACAATAAACGCTAAATTAAAGGAGATGCTGAATGACCTACGCCAAACAGTTGTGGACATTAACAAGAAATGGGCTGCCACTATCGGTATTGCTCCTTCTGCTGCTACTACTGCTAACAAGCCCTCTGGTACTGTTTCACAATTGGTGGATTGTGCCTCTGGCATTCATCCCCGGTACGCTTATCACTATGTGCGGAGAGTTCGTAACGACAAGAAAGACCCTCTTTCCCTATTGATGAAGGACATGGGGATTCCCTGTGAGGAAGACAAACTAAACCCTAACGCTTATGTATTCAGCTTCCCTATGCGTGCCCCAGAGGGAGCCATTACAACAGCCTCTCTTTCTGCACAGTCACATCTGGAATTGTGGAAGGTGTATAGGGATTATTGGTGTGAGCACAATCCCTCCGTCACTGTCAGCTATAGTGATGATGAGTTTTTGGGAGTGGGTGCATGGGTGTGGGAGAATTGGGAGAATGTAGGGGGGATTAGTTTCCTCCCTCGTAGTGAGCATGTATACGCTCAAGCACCCTATGAGGCTATTACAGAGGAGACATGGAAGGCTATGGTAGATGCTATGCCTAAGCTGGATTGGAGCAAGCTGAAGGAATATGAGAGTGAGGATAATGTTACTAATACAAAAGAACTAGCCTGCACAGCAGGCCATTGTGAACTATAGGAGAATATGAAATGAGCCTATCAAAGAACATTGTAGGACGAGCATACATCACAGCAAACCAGGCCCACAATCGTAACCCTGCTCTCCCTGTTATCACAGGGAAGATTAGGTTTGATGATGGAGATGAATATTGGATTGATTTCTGGCAGAGTAGGAATGGTGAGCCAAATGTATTTACAGGAAACATCCTAGTACCACCAGTAAAGAAGGAAACAACTTAATGCCAATATACGATTATGAATGTAAGAATTGTGGCAGAGTGTTTGAAGACATATGTCTCACCACTGTTAGCCACGCTCCTCCTCCTATATGTCCTAGTTGTTATGCTATGAATGTGGAGAGGAAGGCTAGTGCCACCAAGAATGTTAAGTATTATGGTGGTGGGACATACAAGAAAGACTACAGAGATACAGGAGATTGGGCATGAATACAGGTTGGCAGAAAGACAAAGAGTGTGAGGGCTGCAATGATTGTATGGAAGAGGAGAATGAGCGCAGCAAAGACACAACATTATTCAATATAAATGTTTCTGGTATGGGAATCCTTGGAAACATCACTCTACTACTAATAGTGTTTTATGGTGACCCTGATATTGCTGATGGTATTATTCACTTTCTTCAATCGTTCAATTAAACAATGACACATAGCACAAGGACGTGCATCATTCACATAATAAGGAGGAGATATGAAACATTCTGGTATGGGATTTTCATCTGTCTTTGACGATATGTTTCAGCAGAGAAAAGATAATGTATTAAAGGTAAGTGAGGAATGGTATGTGTCCTCCACTCTCCCTATTTCATACATCCCTATTTCTGATTTGTCACCAATGGCTAGATCAAGGGAACACAAGACACATCAAGTGATGGTGAGTTTGATGAATAAAGGATTTTTATACAACCCTCTGGTGGTGTTTAGGCTAACATCCAATGATTGGAAACTCATCAAATCCTCCCTCCATCCTTCAATGGATAGTCCTCCTTCAGAAGGATGGCATAACATGGTGATGTGTGGATGTAACAGATATGAGGCCGCTAAGAGATTGGGATATGGGGAGGTGGCATGTGTGATAGTGGGGAGTTGGGAAGCTGGGGTAGAGGTGTGTAAGAGAACAGAGAAAGACAAGAGATGGAAGACAGATGGTGTTGTCCTCCCTAAGCCTAAACAATAATACTAGGAGAATATATGTCTATCTTTAAGACACATAATGTAGCAATCATTGCCTCACGTCATGTAGAGGTGTTGGTGGAGGAAGCATCGAAGATGATGGATGCTGGATGGATATTGATGGGAGGGCTAGCCGTAGGGGAGCATGAGAAATTCCTCACCATGAAGCACCTCTCCCCTGCCCCAACAGGGGAATACGTCCCCTTTCAGGAACACTTCTTCCCTGTTGGTCTGCTGCCCCTTCCTACAGGGCCTTTAGAGCCCTCTTCCCCCCCTACCCACTACCCTGGTATGGGTGAGGGGGAGATAGCGCCTCCTAGCCCTTCCCAAGAGGCTACAGAGGCATCCCCATCCCCCACCTCTACCCAGCCAAAGGCTAAGAGAGGGAGACCCCCTAGACCCCCTACTTCCACCACCAGAAAAGTGCAGAAGGAGAAGAACAATGCCCACTGAAGGACGTTACCTAGAGCAATACCGTGAGATACATGCCTCCCGTAAGTACGGGACTAGCAGCAATAAGATGGGAAGAGCTATAGGACTACTACTAGCTAAACACTATACATCTATATTCCCTGATAAAGATATTCCTAATAGTATATTAGATTATGGATGTGGACAATCTTCTACTATAGATGATATAGGACAATATCTAGATATACCTAAAGAGAATAGATATAAATATGATTGGGCTATTCCTGGGATAGATAAGTTTCCTAATAAGAAAGTAGATGTATGGATATGTACTGATGTATTAGAACACATACCAGAAGAAGAACTACCTGAAGTAATGAGAGAACTAAAGAGCTTAGGAGGTATGGGATATGTTGTAGTACATACAGGGAAGGCTCTTAATTCTCTCCCTAATGGAGAGAATGCACATTGTACTATCTGGAATAAGGAAGAATGGAATAGTTATATTAAAAAATATTTCCCTGTTGTAATAGGTATTCCCTCAATAGCTGTAAACAGAGGAGATAATACAGCTACATTTATTGTACTCTCTTCTGCTAAACATAAGTGATGTAGCCTAGGGAAGATAGGGTAGAGAATATACCTCTCTCCCTATCTACTCTATGACAATCTACAATTAGTATTTGTTTAGTATGTCTCTCTCTAGTAAGGTATCCATCAAACCCCACTACATCTATATTCCCATAATGTTTTATACTTAATAACATTCCTACTAGTCCTGTAGTAGGCTTAATTCTTCTAGTAGTTCTTCCTGATAATTCCCATTCTTCTATGTCCATGTCTGTCTCTACTATCTTAACTATCTCTTCATATTCTTCTGGGCTAACACTGTAAGTGTTAGGGCTGGATGAATAGTAATGTGGGATATATGTTCTTCCAGAAGTATGGATTATAGTATTAGCTCTTTCTATATAAGGACGTATATCCCATCTTCTCATAAGATAGTCTGTTAACCCACTATACCAAATTATGTATGGGTTATGCTCTTCCAGCTTATTCTTATTCAAATCCAATATCCCTCTATTACACACTCCTATTACATCATATGTTTCATACATTGTTTCTAATATGTTTCCCTGTATTTCCCCTCCTCCTACTAATAACATTTTCATTTACTAACACCCTTTATTTTCTCAGCAGTTCTTAGTCCTCCTAAGCCTAGGAGAGATAGAACAAGAGTCATCAGTTCTCCTGATTCCAATACAGGAATAACAACCCCTTCATATTCATCTGGATTCATAGATACATATGCTCCTAACATAGGAGCTAGAATGAATTGATACCCTATCCCTATAGCACATATCCAGCCTAATGCTGGTCTCCATCCAGCAACAAACACTGTCCTATGTTTAGCCTCTTCAATGTTAGTCATAGCCTGAAGAATATGAGGCTGTTGTAATAGTTTCTGTACTTCTAATTCTGCTCTAAGCCTCTCCTCATCAGAGGTGAATAGGCCATCAAGCCCTTCCATTATTCCCTTAGTGATTCCTGTAATAGGATTAAGGTCTAGGACGCTCATAGCTTCTTCTCCTCACATTCCCCAACATCTCCCCATCTAGCCTGTCTCTTTCTCACATCAATGTGTGTGAATGTCCCATATCTCCCTATCCCATACTTCCCCTTGAATGTCTCCTCCAGCTCTCTCTGTACACACCTAGCATGTGTATTGGCTACAACAATATCTGCTGCCTCTCCTGTTAGGTGTTTACTTCCGGGCATCCCCCCTACTTTCGTGTTGTGTGCAGCACAACGTACACCAGAGTTAATATAAACAGGGGAGTCAAAATACTCTCTAATACTGTCGAGTACATCTAATAGCTCCTTATTAGGAATATAAAGCCCACATCCACACTTACAACACAACTCTTCTTCTGAAAAATATTTACTTAGTTTCATGGCTTAGTTCCTAGTAGTGATGGTGTGAAGGTATCAAATATGTTTTCCATTGTCTCTCTGCTTGGGGGGGTTTGAGACCTAGTTAGTCCACTCTTAGGTGTTGTTTGTATACTCTGTCCTAGTTCTGATGGCAAAGGATAGTCCCACTTTGCCCCTGTTCTTAATGTATTCTTTGACATATCAATCACAGGTAGATTGAGTAAGCGAGCAAACTTATTTGCCATAATCCTAAATGTCTCTGCGTCCCCTCCCTTCTCCAATCTCTCTGGGTTTATGAATATTGCTCTTGGTATAATGTTTCCAGTGAATGATTCATGTGGGTATTCTGCCTTTCTATCGAATGGCATTCTCTCCAAGTCAGCAGTGCTCAATCCTTCCCCTGGGGAGTACCCATTTGTAATTTCATAATCTGGGACAATAGGAGGTTCAACACCAAACTCTTCATCCCACATTCCTTTAGAAGCCCTACTTGATCCTGTTTTAACTCTTCCTAGAAGTATACTTGTCCTATTCTGATAATCAAAGACAGTGACATTCTTTAATTCACTAAACGCATCGCTATTAAAGTTACGTCTTGTTACACCCTCTCCTAGAATACCAATGGCTCCTATTGGTTGGTTTGCTGTACATGCTCCTCCAGATATACAGGTTATTTTTGGTAGCTCTGATAGGCGCTTTGCTAAATCATCTGCTCCCTCATACCCGGCATACGCCACTAACCCATGGTAGGTTAGGGATGTGTTTCCTCCCTCTTTTGCAAATTTTTCTAGTAGTTTTTCTACATCATCTACGTCCTTCTTTAATGCAGACAACCTAGAGGTTATCTTTTTCTCTGTGTCCATAACCCTACGGGCATTATCTTCAACACCATTCCAAAATTGTTTTCCTTGTTGACTGGCAGCGGAGGCAGAAGTGGTTGAATACATACTTCCTAGTTCTGCTGAAGACAACATATCTCCTGCCTCCCCAACCTTAAATCCTGCTTCTTGTGCTAAACTCATGTTTGAATCCATAGAGTAGTTAACTTTGTCAGCTACCATTGTTTTAACTATACTGCTACCATCTTGGTTTGTTTTGTAAACAGCCTTCACCACGGGAGTGAGAGCATTTTCTAATACTTGCATTAATATATCTTGTTCTTCTTTTGGTAAAGCTTTGAAATCAACATTACCATTGTTTTTACTTGTTACTCTTATGTCGCCCATTATATCTCTTACCCTTTCTTTAGCATCTAAATAAGCATTGCCTGGTATTTGATCCACCATACTAACAGTCCATCCTTCCAATTTAGGAAAAGGAGATAAGACACTTCTCTCTAAAATACGTTCTATGTCTGGGGCAACAGTAAAGCCATACTTATCACCAATCCTAACTATTTCCTGTGCTAAGTTTCGTGCTTCTTTGCTTGGGTTGGTGTTTGCTTCATCGTGTCGGATTAAAAACTCATCTATCTGTTTAGCCACTTTATTCTGCCATTCTTTGTCCTTTGTTGTTTGTGCCACTCCATGAAATTCCCGTATAGCCTCTTTCTCACTAAGCAATCCACTACGCAGCATCTCACCAATTTCTCCTAAATCCATAGACTTATTAAATAATACATTAACATCTACTGTTAATAACTTGGAAAGAGACTTTAAGAAGTCTGGTTCTGGTTTATACTCCTTCACTCCAAATGTTTTATACACATCTTCTATAGTAACTCCTTTCCATGTTTCTGGATTTTTCTGTATAGCATCCAATAAATCCCTACTAGTAAGTGGTATGTATACCGATGTTTCACCAACAGTGCTACCTAACCTAGCAGCAGGAAACACAGGAATACCCATCTTCTGTACTTCTGCTCCTGCTCTCAGCAATGCCCCAGTGTCTCCGGTTGCTGCTGCTTCTTCAGCCCCACGCTGAAGGAGCTGCACCACTTCGTCAATCTTCTCATCTCCATATCTCTGTCTGGCTTGTGTTATGGTTCCAATAATACCAGCCTGATCTTTTGCTGGACCTTTTAATAAAGAGCCTCCAGAGGCTTCCCTACCCATCAACTTAACTAATGAATAGGCTCCTGCTACAAATGGAGCAGCTGCTTTAGTAGCCATACCAATCTTACTAGCAATAAGGGTAGGGTCTGCAAAGCCCCCAGCAATAACAGAGGCATCATCTGGATTGGCTGACATAGCCCTAATAAGCTGTCTGTGTCCTCCTGGCCCTTCTCCATAGCCTTGTGTGTCATAGCCCTTGATGCTTCTATACACATCACTGACAGCTCCCATAACATCTCCCGGCAGTCCTGCCACCACCCCTACACTCCCTGTCATAGCCTTTCTCATACCACTGTCTTCATTGAGAGGGTTGGAGTGATAGCCAATGTCTCTCAAACTATCCTCTAACGTAGGCTCATACTCTGGACTAATAACAGGCTCCTCCACAACTTCCTGATAATAGCTATCCAGATGTGCTCCCTCTCTAGCCAGCCTAGCTCTTCTAGCCCACACCTCTGCATCCCTCCCTTCTTCCATCTTCTCCCCTAATTGTTTTTCCCAATAAGAAATAAAATCACTGGAGCTTCTTCCCTCCCCTTTATTAAGGGCCATATTCCGCTCTACATCGCTCGCTAAGGCTTCCTCATCTGTCCCCGCTACTCCCCTATTCCTAGCATTATTCCATATCTCTACAGCCCCTCTAGCGCCCTGCTGATGGGCTAGATAGAGGGTGGTGGGGGTGATAGGGACATTGTTTTTCTTTAACACCCTCGCATTGTCTTTTGCTAGGGCAATGAATGCAGCCTCACTCTTCCCTACATCACTACGATAGTCGTTCCCCTCTTCGTCTATCAGGCCATATTGTTTCCCTGTTCCTTTTGTGAATTGATAGAGACCCCTAGCTCCTGTTGGAGAAACAGCTTCAGGATTGTTGCTGCTCTCAATATCCCTAACAGCAGCAGCCCATGCTGCAAAATCATCATTCTCATCTAGGCTTGTAATTCTATCTATGTCCTCCTCCACACTCCATCTCTCCTGCTCTTCCTCTCCTCCCCAACTAACATCACTCCAGTCATCAGCCCTAACAGGGCCTCCCTCTGCATAGCCTCTTTCTCTCTTACGCTGTGCCTTCTCTTCCTTAGCCAGCTGTCTGTCAGCCCCTCCCAATAACCAATTATTGAATAGGCGTGTCCACCCATTAGCACTAAACATTCTGTCTCTCTGTGCATCTGTGAGAGGCTTATTCCCCTCATCTGTTAAAAGAGCCTTAGCCCCTCTATACAGGGGAGTGAGGAAGACAGTTTCAAATATCTGTACAGGAGGAGCCAATGCTGTTCCTATTCCAGCAGAGAGTCCCTTCTTATCAGCCATGTTTAGGGCATACTCTGTGATAGCAAATGTTTTTAGTAAGTTTACGGCCAATGAATAATCAATACTCATTGGGTCGGTTTCACCAGTCATTAGTATGTGCTTTATCTCACTGGTAGTAGCGTTGCTGGCTCCTAACAATAGAGACATATATGTGAAATTACCAAGAGCACTAGCATAATTCTTCTCTGCAATTTGTCTAAACACATCCTGTTTCATTCTATTAACCCAGCGTAACATGAATGATTTGAATGTGTATGCCCAACGCATGTTAGGATTGCTTAGGTATGCTCCTGTATGTTGTAATGGTGTGATGGGCTGTATCTTAGCTGTATCCATGAATACGGCTGTCTTCACATCTTGTGACACTACACCGTTTCGTAAGTCAGAGGTAAATTGTCTGAAGGATGGTTCATCAAAGAATTGTCCATACTTCTTATATAACTCGTCTACATTCTCTCTTGCTAATGTTCTTAGGTTACGCAAACTACCATTGATGATTACAGACTTTCCTAACAAATCAGCACTAGTAAATCCTCCAGCCTTCAGCATCATGTTAGCAAACTTTCTAGTACCCATAGTTGAGATGTAGTCTTCTGCTACGAAGTTGGCAAAGCCCCACCCCTTAGCGTCTAGTTCCATCTTCACCCCAGGAGTGAGGGTTCTAGCCACTTCAATAAAATTATTCTTAATACCATTAAGGTAGGCTGGCTGTGCTAATTCTGATAGCTGTGTAATAGCTGCAATAGGATGGCCTAGAGCAATCCCTGTAACAATATCTCTTGCTCCCTGTAACCACTTATGTGGAGCCACCTCCCCCTTAGAGAACACTAG